AGGGTGCAAAAAAATGGCATGGCTCACCGGAGGGCAGAGCTTGGCACAGCAAGCATGGTCGGGAAGTCTGGGCCAATAGAAAGAAAAAAGGTTTGGGATCTAGAAATTGAGGAAGAACATGAATTTTTTGCCAATGACATTCTCGTTCATAATTGCGATTCTTTTTCTGGTGCTATTGCTGACCGGCGTCTTGGCTCTTTTGGGCACGTTTCTTTCACTTCCTTTCACGCGGCCCATATTATTTCTATGGGTGTTGGCGGTGGTGTTTTTACTTCTGATCCTGTCCTAGCCAAGAACGTCAGGATGTACCGGGATTGGGGACGGCAGGCGGATTCGACGAAGATGAATACCTATAAATCTTTGCCGAAAGACTATAATCCCCGTTTCATTTACGAGAAGATTGGATATAACTTTCAAATCTTGGACTTGCAGGCGGCGATGGGCCGGGTGCAACTGAAGAAAGTATCCACATTCAAGAGATTGAGAAAAAAGAACTTTGATTATCTATACAAGTATTTCAAAGAACATACGATGTTTTGTGTGCCTGAATCCGTGAAGGGTGCCGATGTCTGTTGGTTTGCTTTCCCCCTGACGTATGCGGGCGATAGAGGGAAGTTGGTAGCTCATTTGGAGAAGAATGGCATTGAGACGAGGAGCATGATGAGTGGGAATATTCTTCGTCATCCCGCCTATGGAAACGTCGAGTATAGGATCGGAAGTACTTTGAAGGAAGCCGACTATATCCTTGAACACAGCTTTTGGATAACGTGTCATGTAAGTCTTACGAAGAAAGATTTGGACAGGATTGTAAAAACCTTCGATGATTTTTTTGCCTGAAATTACACTTTGTTGTATTACAAACCGCGATTTCGATGGTCATCTTTCGGCTGTCAGAAAATCCTGCGAGGGTATAGATTTCGGTGCGGTCAAGATTATCTGGGATGAAAAATGCAATTCCATCGAGGAATGGAATAGGAAGATCATCTTTGACTTGCCGCATTATGTCTTTACGTCTCATGCGCTTTTGATTCATGCGGACGGCCATATCATTCATCCTGAACTGTGGGACTATGGCTGGCTCAAATACGATTACATCGGCGCACCGTGGCCTTTGCCAAAAGACGATTATTCGTATCGGGACGAAGAAGGTAATGTTGTCAGAGTGGGTAACAGCGTTTCTTTACGAAGTAAGAAACTGATGAATTTGATTGCCGTCAGAAGAATGGATTTTCACTTTGGCAACAATAACGAAGACGGCCAAATATGCTGCTGGAATAGGAAGTGGTTAGAGAGTAAGGGTTGTGTTTTCGCTCCGTTGGAAGTCGCTATCCATTTCTCCAAAGAGCACGAGATTGATGAGAATAAGGGGCTTTCTACGTTTGCTTTTCACTCACTATGATTGCCGGCATTTTCCATGAGGGCAGCGGAATAGGAAACCAATTGCATCGTTTTGTGATGACAAGAGTTTTGGCTTTGGATAAAGGACTTGAATGGGGAATGATTAACACGCACAATTTCAAGGCCAAAGATTTCATGTCGATTGATTTTCAAGATTTTGTTGTTGATTTTAATCCTGCCAAATACGAGGAAAAGAAAGAGATAAATGAATTTGGCAACGATGTCAGGGATTACGATTGGCCGGGAGTTTTAAGAGTAAGGGACAATACGATTATTGACGGCGAATTTCAGGGTGAAAAGTACTTTGAGCACCATTTGGACGAGATAAGGGAATGGCTGAAGGTAGAACCTTTGGATATGCCGGACGATCTTTGTGTCATCGCTCATCGGGGCGGCGAATATGTCGGAGTCAAGGACCTATATCTGCCTTTTGAGTATTGGGATATGGCGATTATCCATATGAGAATTAAATATCCGAAAATACGATTTGAAGTGCAGACTGATGATCCTGTTTCGGCAAAGAGGATGTTCGATTTTCCGATTATTCACGATCCCGGATATAACTGGCGGGCTATCAGATATGCCAAGCATTTAATCGTCGGCAATTCTTCTTTCTCAATCTTGCCTTCGCTATTGAATGAAGATGTCAAAGAGATTCTGGCGCCGAAATTTCATGCCGGCTATAACAAGGGCTATCAACAGCAAAAACAGAACGTATACAAAAGATATACTTATTTACACCATGAAAGTCTTTGACTGCTTCATGTTCGGAGGCTATGACTTGGATATCTTGGAGATACGCTTTAATATCCTCGATCCTTTTGTCGATTACTTCGTTCTTGGAGAGAGTCGGCAGACTTTTTCGGGCAAGTGGAAGCCTATGCACTATGCCAACAACAAAGATAGATTTGCCAAATGGAAAGACAAGATAATAAGGGTAATTCCGCCGCTTTTGACGACGGAAGACCCCTTTGTGAGAGCTGGATTCCAAAAGGAATATCTGAAGAATGGCTTGGATGAAGCAGGAGACGAAGATATTGTCTACTTCGGCGATACTGACGAGATATGGAAACCGAAAAAAGTATCTGTTTTAGAAGAATATTATGGCGATAACGTCTATAATCTCCGCCAGTTGAATTACTGCTATTATCTGAACCAGCGCTCGCGGGAAGAATGGATCGGCACTATTGTAGGAAAGTGGAAGACCGTCAAAACCAATTCATTCAATCATTGGCGGGCCAATAAGAATAATGTTTTGGATGACGGCGGCTGGCATTTTACAAATGCATATGACGTTGAGGGAATTAAGAATAAATTGGACTATTACGACCATCAAGAATTTAATACCGAGGAGATTAAATTTGCTTTGAGGCAACGGATGGAATTCGGTGAAGATTACGTTGGACGCTCGACGGATCATCTCGGACATCGTTTTGAGTTCTGGCTTGAAGAAGAAAATTTGCCGCAGTATATACTGGACAATAAAGAAAAATATGGACACATCTTTAAAAGTTAGCATCATCATTCCCTGCTACAAATATGCGCATTATCTGAAAGAATGTGTAGATTCAGTTCGCGCGCAGACCTATCCTATCCACGAGATCATCGTCGTTTCTGACGGATCGCCGGATAATACAGTCGAGGTCTGCCTAGAATTAGGCGTCACTGTTTTAGTAAAGAGCAATGGCGGTTTGTCATCGGCTCGGAATGACGGTATCGCCAATTCGACCGGCGATTACATCATGTGCCTCGATGCCGACGACAAGCTCGTACCGGGGGCGATCGAGGAACATGTCAAGCTCTTGACTGACGATATGACTATTGCCCAATGTGCTCTTATGGAATTCGGGGACAGGCATGTTATTATGATTCCGACCTCGCCTACGGGCTTGGAGAGGATCATGCAATCCAATACTATTTTCTGCAATGCTATGTTTCCCCGTAAGGCTTGGGAAGAAATCGGCGGATTTGACGAAAGCGAGATTATGAGGTTTGGTTACGAAGATTGGCTGGCTTGGATTGAAATGCTTGCTTTAGGGTATCGGGTAAAAACTTCCGATTTTATTGCTCTTCGTTATCGGGTACACAGTGGGCAGATGACGCAAGCGACTGCTCACCCGCATCGTCAGAAATTATACCGCTACATCTATAATAAACATCGGGATTTATACGAGAAAAAAGGCTTGACCATAGCCGGAATGACATGATCACCCTCGAAAACAAAAAACTCCACGACTACATTGTTCTGAAAGACAACCTCGTTTCCGATGGGCGGAAAATACAAGGCAATTTGAATCGGATTGAGGACAAAATTAAGAAATACGAAGAAAAAGAGAAGGCCATCACCGCTAAGACAGTTCCTCCGCAGGAGCTCATAGAGAGAGGCGATGCTCTGGTGAAAAAAGTCACGGAATTGGATGCCGAACTTGCAAAAATCGTCAAAGAGATAAACGATTTCAAATTGGCCGCTATACCTTCCGATATAAAAGAAGAACATCAAGCCCTTCTTAAAGAAAGAGAAGCCCTTGAACGAGACAGGAATAAAGTGGCACTGAAAGTTCAAAAGATAAAAGACAAAGTGGTTCCTCTCATTCAAAAGGAAGTAAAACCCCTTTTGAAAGACCCCTATGACGACATTGAGACTGCCAAAACTAAAGACGGCAAGGTAATCATATCCACATATAACAGGTTAGAGGACTGGAAAAAGACTTTTAGAGGATAGCTGTGGTACAATTTGTTCATGGTATTTTCTTCGTCTGCGGACGGAACAGGCATCGTCGAACAGACTCGTTTTATAATGAGAGTAGATTCGACGCAATGGCCCACCAACCGCATAGTCAATTCCGTAAATAATTATTTGGATACCGTCACGGGCTATGCCATCGGCGCTGACAGGAGATTTCAGTTCGATGACACCAATCACTCCAAGTTGCCTATCGGCACGACTAACTTAATAGCCAATCAGTCGGATTATTCTTTCTTATTGGATGAGCAAGGCAATGCCATACTTAATTTAGAGAGAGTCGATATCTTGGATTCAGGCGGTTTCTGGCATCAACTATATCCCCGTGATCAGGCGGAGATCGGCCGCGCCATAGCCGAAGACCAAAGAACGGCCGGATTGCCTGTCTATTACGATAAGATAGCGGATAATATTGTTAGGTTATCTCCCAAACCAATAGCCTCGGTCACTTCTGGCTTAAAATTCTTCTTCCAGCGTATGCCCTCGTACTTTGTATCTACTGACACGACTAAGGCTCCGGGTGTGCCGCCTCTTTTACATAGGGGCTTTGTCATAAACTCCGCCTATGACGGGGCTTTGACTTTGGGACTTCAAAATCTGAATTCCCTCGCCGCCGAAAGACAGTTGGAAGAACGGAAGATGACGGATTACTTCCTGAATAGGAATACCGATGAGCATAAATATGTGCGAGCCGTAATTCGTTCTTCACGCTGATGGCTATTACTAACGAAAGCAGGGTGTCAATCGGCGAAACGTGGGCGACCGTCACGACTACCTGGGCCAGCGAAACGAGAACGTGGCAGGCGATGTCATCTTTAATAATTAACGAATCTAAACCATGAGCAGCATTACTGTTATAGCGTCGGGTGACCAGATTACAAATTCGCGGGCGGTCATAAACACGAATTTCGCCAATCTGAATACGGACAAGCTCGAAGCCTCGTATTTGGACACTGATACCTCTCTTGCGGCTAATTCCGATGTGAAAGTAGCCTCGCAGAAAGCCACGAAGGCCTATGTCGATACTCTTGGAAACGTCAATGCCTCGACTTCTTTAAGGGGTATTGTCGAGGAGGCGACGGCGGCTGAACTGGCGGTCTTAACGGCTGCCGGTGGTACCGGCGCGAGGCTGTTCGTCAATCCCTCGATTATGCTGGTCCCGACTATCCAACTCTTTGCCACCTCTGGTACTTGGACTAAGCCGGCCAATCTAAAATATGCCGTCATCGAATTAGTCGGTGGAGGCGGCGGAGGCGGAGGTTCTGGCGGGAGTGCCGGCATGGCCGGTGGTGGTGGTGGTGGTGGTGGATATTCTAAGAAACTCGTCATCAGTGCCACTCTCGGCGCAACGGAAACTGTCACGATCGGGGCGGCAGGGACAGGCGGTGTTACTACTGCCGCCGGCGGTACTGGTGGGACAACTTCTTTCGGAGCTCATTTGCAAGCGACTGGCGGAGGCGGAGGAGCCGTCGGCAGCGTGACTTCGACTAACGGCGTACCCGGCGGCGACGGCGGCGTCGGGTCGGTCGGCACGATAAACTTCACGGGAAATGGTGGTAGTGTCGGGGTCAACTCCGTCACGACTGCCGGTTGCAGCGGTGCAGGCGGCGGCAGTTATTTCGGCGGCGGAGCCAGAGCCGGAACGAATACTAACGGCATAGCGGGCACGGCTTTCGGCGGCGGTGGATCGGGCGGCGTCTATTTCGGCAATGCCACGAATGGCGGCGCGGGCTTTGCGGGTTACGTCATCGTGAATGAATACTACGCATGAGCATACAAACCAGACAGACCGGATACTTCGGGGGCATCGCTGACGATCCAAGAAGCGTCAGGCTGTATCGCGGCAACTTCTATGCCGATGCCTATGCCATCACCAAGCATTTCGATATCTTTTCTAAGCCCGGAGAGCTTGTACCCTATCGTTCATTCGAAGGTGACATGGACGATGGCTCCACACCGACCGGCATGAAGCAGTATTTTGTCCGTGATTTCCTCTATCCCACGGCATCCGGCAGGTTATTCGGCTTGGGACAGACAGCGGCTGGACTGACTAAGATAGTGCAAAAGGCCGATGCTCTTTCCGGTTCTTGGTCGGCAGCCGTTGACGGTATTGGCGATGGCGTAGTCCAAAACGGCTGTTTCGTGGAATATAAGGACAGGATATGGGGCTTTCAGGGTACGAACCGGGTTTTTAACTGGGGATTGCTGTCGGCTACGCCAGTTATGACCAATACTAAGGCCACGGTAGGCACGATAACCTCGGTCGCTCAAGGTGTTGTGGCGAGAGACGACAATCTCTATCTTCCCTACAACTATAAGCTCGTCAGGGCTACGGCTTCAGTCGTCCAAGACGCCGCTTTGACTTTGCCGACGAACTACAAGATAAATTCAATCTGTAATTACAATAATTATCTGGCTATCGCTTGCGCTCCCTTGGCTACATATAACGGAACGTCCAAAGTCTTCTTGTGGAATTTAATATCTCCCGACGTGCAGGAAGTCATCGACTGGGGAGAAGGAGAGCTCCGCGTCTTGGAGACGATCGAGGGCAGCTTAGTCGGCATCACTGACCGATATCTTTCTTCTTCGGCTGGTGCGGGAAGGGGTTCGATGATCATCCAAACGTATCAAGGCGGTACGCCGCAAGTCGTCAAGGAGATTTTTACGCAGACGACGGTCGGGCAGGTCATGCCCCTTTCAAAGACCGTGAAGAATAACCGGGTCTTCTTTTCGGCCAAGATCATGAGCAATGCCTCTGGTACTGAATATAACGAGGGCATCTGGTCTTTTGGCCGCAAGAGCTCGGCATATCCTTCGGTCTTGTCATTGGATTACATCGACGAGAATGTCGGACAATCCGGCATCCAGGCTTTCGGTTCGGCCGCCAATTTCTTTTTTATTTCCTATAATTCCGACGGTTCGATCGACAAGACCAACGATGCCGCCAGCTATACTTTCACCAGCATCTTCGAGAGCCAGATATTCAATTTCGGTTCAAGCGGTGATGATAAGCGGCTGGATGATGTCAAGGTCTCTATGAGAAAACTGCTGGCGGGTGAGAGTTTGACGCTTAAATATAAGGTAGACAATGCATCCGTTTGGACGACCATCGGCACATATAATACTGTCGGTGGCATATCCCATACCTTCTTGAGGGAAGAATCCAATGACAAAGAGTTTTCTTCGGGCAAGGAGTTCATCTTCCGTATGGAGTCTACGGGCGGACTAGAAATAATCGGTTTGGCAGTCAATGCCACGCCGTTCATCCATCCATGATAGAAGAAACAGACAAACTTAGACAAGAGATTGAGAGCTTGAAGAATGCCTTACAGGCCCTGTCCGATGAATTCCATCGGGCCAATTTCTCTTCACGACAGGACTTTACTAAGATGATCGACGTCAAGTACCGCTTCAAGGTCCCGCATTACGATTCAGTACCTCCTTTCGGAGAGACCGGGGAGCTCATGGAGATCGGCGGAAAGCTTTACATATGCAACTCCACCAATAATTTCTCGAAAGTCGGCTTGCAAACATGATAGACTAATTTTATGCCACAAGTACCTAATTATACAGTTCAATATTCTGGTGGAGTCCAAAGCGGTTTGACAAATACCACGTCGCCTGATGTCGGGACTATGGCTCCGCCGGCTCAAGCGACGGCGACTCCGCCTAACGTTTCCGTCGGTACGGGAATAGGGCAATGGAGCGATCCTAGCGGGAGAACGGCCGGTGTTACGCCTCCGGGTTTTACGGCACAAAGCTGGCAGACGCAACAAGCCGATATGGCTAAGTATTTTCCTAGTCTCAATTCGGCGACGGGTCAACCGATAAACGCCGCTACCGTGGCCAATGGAGGCAATCCCATTACCTTGCCTGGAACTCCGGTCCCGCAACATCCGGGAGACGTTGTTACCGGAAACAACGCCGGCATTGCCAGCGGTTCGGGCGGTTCGCTCGTGATGAATCCCGATGGCACCTTGAATCCGGCTGCACAGAATGCCGATGGTCTTGACAGGGTCAGGGCCTTGATGGGCGTCACTCCTCCATCCTTGACGGATCAATATAATTCCTCACCGGAGAAAGCCCAGAGGGACCAAGCCCAGCGAGATACCAACAACTACATGGCACAAGTGAATACTATCGTCGCCAAGTCCCAAGCCGACCAATTAAGGGTCGTGGGACAGGGCAGGGGCATACCCGAAGCTGTGATTGGCGGCCAACAGGCCCAGATAGCCAGGGAAGCGGCCATAGAAGCATTGCCTGTTCAAGCATTGCTCTCGGCTTCACAGGGGAATCTGCAAATGGCCCAATCCAACTTGGATACAGTCTTCAAATTGAGAAGTGAGGATGCCAAACAGCAGTATGATTATAAGATAGGGATAATAAATGCGGTCTATGATGCGGCTGATAAATCTGACCAGAAAAAACTGGATGCCGTTAAGGCGCAAAATGAGCAGGCATACAATGAAAAACAGGACTTTCTGAAGACCCAGAATCAACTGCTATCAAGTGCCGTACAGCAGGGTGCGCCAGGTTCGGTCGTACAAGCGATCAACAAAGCGACGACGGCTGCGGAAGCCATTACTGCGGCCGGTGCGTATGGCGGAGATATCCTTGATAGGCAATACAAGCAGGCACAGATAAGTAATCTTCAACAGAAGGCCAAACAAGCGTCTACGGCGCTTCCTCCGGCTACGCAGACCAGAGTTCAAGGAGTGGCATCGCAGTTTGACGCAGAACCGGTAGTCAAAGAATATAATACGATTGCCACTTCCATTGATGCGGTAAGAAATGCCGGAGTTACCCCGACTGACGATATACAGAGAATATATGCTTTTGCCAAAGTGATGGACCCAAACTCTGTTGTTAGAGAAGGGGAATATAAGACTGTGCAGGATTATGCCACGTCTCTCATGCAGCGGGCAGGGATAAAAGCAAAAAGAGTATTCGATAATTCTGGTTTCTTGACGGATGAAGCCAGGGGATTTCTTTTGAAAACACTGGAAAATCGTTTTAGTTCCACGGAAAAATCATACAATAATATCTATAAAGAATACGGCAGGAGGATAGATAAAGTGACTGGAAGAAATGATGGTACGGACTATATAACCAATTACAGCGAGGGGTATAATAATAACGATGATCCTTTGGGTATAAATGATTCAAAGGCAGGCGGGCCTGATCCTCTTAAAATAAAATGAATCCAACTGACTTCGCCAACAAAATAAGGCAGAAATATCCAGGAGCTTATGACAAAGTCCCTGACTATGAGCTGACCAAAAGGATAATTGATAAATATCCAGTCTATAAAAGCCAAGTCAATTTGGGAAAGATAGGACAATATGAACAGGAGGCGAGTCAAGCAATGGCACAAGCTAAAGAAGCGGAGGGTAAGGCAACCTTAGGCCATGCGATAACTTCCACTCTGATCGATCCTGCGGTCAAATTCATCGCCTCGGCGGTACGTTCTCCGGTTGATATCGTTCGCGGATTGCAAGGCCAGGCTCCATTACAGGATGAGATAACCCTTCCTTCGGGAGATAAGACGCAATCTATCCAAGCGGGATTCGGTAAGACGGCACAAGATGTCATTGAGGGTAAAGTTTCTCCATTAGCGGCGACAGCTGGCGTAGTCGGGGAGACTGTCGGTGGTGCAGGGGACGTTCTAGGAGGGGAGCAGGCCGTAAAAGCAGGTCTTCGATTGGCTGAACCTCTGAATAAGGTAATCGCAAGTAAAATTTCTTCTTCTATCGGCCAGAAAGCGGCAGCGGATGCTTTGGAAGTGGTGTCTCCACAACTCACTAAGAAAGAGACAGAGGCGGCAATCGCGGCTGGTCGAGGTCAAGGCGGAGGCATGTTTTCCAAAACAACGATTGAGCCGAATAAAAGATTGCTTGATGTAGCCGATGCGTCAAAAGGCATAGTAAGCAAAGGAATATCGGGAGCAGAAAATGTCAATAATCTTCGATCCGCCATATCCTCCGAGGCCGAAACCTTAAGTCAGAAAGTAGCCAAGATAAAGCAACCTGTTTCAGAGAAAGGTGTCAAGACTTTCCTTGATGCCGTAGAGAAACCGATTGAGATAGCTTCCGATGCCACACAAAGCAGAAAGTTTGACATTACCAAGAATGCTCTAATCAAGATAATTGCCAAGAATGAAAAGACGGTCGGAGGATTGTTAAAATCCAGGAAAGAATTCGATGCTCTTGTAGAGAAGGAATTTCCGACTCTCCATGATCGCGCCAATGCCCCATTTAAGAACGCAATTACCGGAATGCGAAATGCCTTGAATGACGCTATTGAATCCAATTTGCCTGATGGATTCGGCTATAAAGAAAGTCTGCGTTTGCAGAGGTTGTGGTATGAGGCAATAGATAACATATCCGGTAAATCGACAGGAGAAGTAGGTAGAACAGGTTTGGGAGCAAAAGCAACCAAGTTTGCAAAAAAACATCCCGTACTTACGGCAGGCGCAGCTTATGCAGTTGGACAAAAGGCAGTCAATACTGCTAAGAAAATAACGGGTCAATAATGAGATTTATTATAAAGACAATCAATAGTCCAGTCCAAAAACTAAAACCCAATAATGCTAGGATCATTCCGCTGATAAAAAATAAAAGTATTATATTCATAGTTTAATAACCGATTATTATTACTCTTGCCACGAAAAACGCTACAACGAGAAATAGCAATGCTCCGATAAATATGAGGGATTTTACGGCAAATCCCACAGGACTGTCGGAGACAAAATATCCTATTGATAATAAAAGGCAGAATAGTCCGATAATGATGATGATAGTCATGTGTTTTGATAGCTCCCTTAAAATGTGGCGAGTTATGTAACAAGTATACACCTAATGTATTTATTGTCAAGCATGAGATGTGGATAACTCTGTGGAGAGAGTGGATAAGGCCATTTCCTTGACATTCTGTGCCATATAACCTAAGGAATTGCTAGAATGGGAGGTAATGACACCTGAACTTAAAAGATTGAACGATCTCCTTTCCTTGCTGGAAGAACCTGCCGTCCGCAAGGATGACCTCGCTAGATATCTGGCGGATTTCAGTACCGTTGTCCGTGAGATTAAGGTTGCTCTCGAAGACCAGATTGCGTCAAGCGAGGAGAAACTGGCGGAAGACGTGAGGACAGTGGAAACCAATCTTCGTGATTCGGAATCCCGCGTTAGAAATGTCATCGACAGCGTGCGGGAGCAGACATCCGCCGATTTGCAAACGGCCATTGCTTCTATCTCCAAAGAATTGAAATCGGTTCGAGACCTCATTCCCCAAGTACCCGATTTATCTGACGAACTCTCGGCTTTGAAGGCCGATATAATGTTAGCCGAAGATCGGATAGCCAATATCAAAGTCGAGACTGCCGTAGAAGTTAGAGACAAACTGGAGACTCTGAAAGATGAAGAGCGCCTGGATGCTTCCGCCATCAAAGGACTGGAATCAGGCGGCAAGAAATTGGGCGATGACATTTTGAAAAGAGCCATAGGTATTGTCGACCAGCGCACCTCTTTTCTTATAAACAAGGTCAGCAACCTTCAAAGTACGGTCAATACTTTAGGCACAGCTTCCGGTCTTTCGCTTTCAGGAGATGTCATAGGAAGTCAGTCAGGGTCCGTCATCGGTACGACTATCGTTCCCCATGCTGTCTCATTCGCCAAGTTTCAGGAAATCGGGGGATTGAAACTATTAGGTAATGTCGATGTCGGTTCGGGTGAGATAGAAGAAATAACTCTTGGTACTAATCTTTCTTTCGACGGTTCTACTCTTAATGCATCCGGCGGTGGTGGCTCTGGGACATCAGTAACATTCTTCGTCGATCAGACTGCCCATGGGTTTACAGTGGGTAATGTCCTTCGACTGGTTGCGGGTAGCGCCAATACTTATGCCAAAGCCCTGGCTGATTCTTCAGCCAATGCCGAGGTCGTGGGCATAGTCTCTGTCGTGGTCAATGCCAATAGGTTTGAACTTACCACTCATGGCATCGTGACTGTCGGCGTGCCGGCCGAGACTGCTGGCTCGGTACTCTTTCTCTCTGATTCAGTAGCCGGACTCCTTACCACGACCGAACCTACAACAAGCACTTCCGTTTCCAAGCCTCTGTGCGTAGTCAATGAATCAGGAGTGCGAATGACCTTATTCAATTGGCGTGGAATGTTGCTTTCAGGAGGTTCTGGCGGCGGAGGAGGCGGTTTGCCTCTTACGGTAACAGAGATAGACGCTATTCCTTCGGTGGCCAACGTCACTACTATCAGATTCTCCAACAGTACGGTTACGGATAACGGATCAGGTACTGTCACGGTCACATCGGGAGGCGGCGGAGCTGGCATGGCTATGGAGGATGCCACTGGTACTGTGGGAGGAGGCAATGTGACTTTCACCACAGTCAACTCTCCGGTCTGGGTTACTGTAAACGGACAGACTTTGGTAAGCGGAGACGGCTTTGCCCTATCAGGCACTTATACACTTACGTTCGATTCCGCTCCGACATCGCGGCCGCATTCGTTCTATAATCTATAACATGGCACAACCTATCTTAGGCGTATATCAAGGAGGAACTTCAAGCGGGGTAATTACGACTGCCCGGCACAATCTGAATGCCCAGAATAAACTTTTCTATACCGTGGGCTTCGATGCCAACGACGACTATGTCTGCGACGGCGTGGCGGACAACGTACAGATTCAGGCAGCTATTGATGCGGCAGTGGCGGACGGCGTGAATCACGTTCACATTAGAGGCAATACCACGATCTACGACATCCAAGCTACTATCCATATCTTGAATGACAACTTCATGCTGACGGGCGACGGCAAGCAGACGCAACTGAAAATTAAAGACCATTTGGACGACTTCACTATTGAAGTCGGAGATGATGTGACTGACATTTATAATATAACGCTTAAAGACTTCTCCCTTGATGGCAATAAGTTCAATCAGAATGGAAATGAGGTTACGGCCGGCACGGCCTGGGGCATCTACTGCTGGAAAGCCCACAATTGCACTATTGACAATGTCGTAGCAAATCACTTCTCCCCCGTTGGAATTTCATTCGCCGATGCTTCTACCCATAATAAAATCGTAAATTGCGAAGGATCGTACTGCTTTTTCGATGGTTTCAATATCAATAGTTCAACTGACAATATCGTCGCCAACTGTATTGGACAACACAACGGCCACGGCGGAGTCATCTCGCGTTACGGCGAGGACAACATCATCACGGGTAATAATTTCTCATATAACGATTACCTTTTAGGTTTCGGCGGGCAGGGCGTGGTTTCAGAGAAAGGAAAAAGGAATATCATCACCAACAATAATCTGCAATACAACTATGGTTCAGGTGTTTCAGTTTGGGATGAGGAGCAGGTCATCATCGCAAACAACCAATGTAATGAATGCGGTTTTAATGGCATAAGGTTGGATGGCGTCAAGCGCTCTATCATCAAAGGCAACATGTGCGTCAACAACGGGCAATTCCTCGGATCACAGAGAAATGGTATTTACCTGCAAAAGGCAGCCGGTGTGGGAACGTTGGATGCCATTGATAACCTGATTGACGGCAACTGGACGTCCAACACCGGAGCGAATACCACGCAGCTCATGGGCATCAGACTGGAAGATGGGGCGGATACGAATATGATAATCAACAATCATTTGCAAGATGCAACGACGCACGGCATTTCCCTTACCCTTGCAGGTGCGAATAACGTTGTAAAGAACAATCACAACTACAATCCTGATCAGCCTGTCTCACGAGGAAATATGACGGGCGTTCAAACATTCAATCGTTCTTCGGGCAGCGTGCAGTTCGCCACTTTGACAGGAAACATTACTGCGACCCTGACCGATGGCGTGGTTATTGGTGACGTCTTTACTCTTGTCTTATCGCAAGACGGCACCGGTTCTCGAATCTTGACGATGGCCGGCACGAACTGGTCTTTCGCCCAAGGAAAACTTGTCTTGTCAACGGCTCCCAATTCCATCGATACCGTATCGTTCGTATGGACTGGAACTTTGTGGAGGGAATTATCGCGTGCGGTCAATTCCGTGGCGGTCGATGCTACTCTGGCTTCTATACCGATACCCTTTCAGGTTACGTCAAACGCCGATGCCCAGACCCTTTTCAGATTCAACATGGACAGAGCATGGAAATTCTGGCAAAGCGGCACCGGTGCTTCTACCAACTTGGTCTTACAAGATGAGACCGGTGACAAACATTTCCTTCTTAAAAATAGCGCGGGAAATACCGTCATAGATTTCCTGATGAACAGCGCCTCGGCTACCGCATCCGTCACACTTACACCACAGGTAGCCGGACAAGAGGGATTCAATGTGACTACTACCAAAACTGGAAGAACGGCTTTACTCTCAAAGATCATTACGAACCTTGCCAATACCGCCAACAATCTGCAACTGACTTACAACTCTGTTGTGACAGACGCAGCAACCTACGCCAAAAGCGGTTCTGCTTTGCAGATAGATGCCAACAATACCCAGACATCGGGAACGATTACGGACACTTCTAATCTTTTGAAATTGACGCAGAGTTTTGCCGGGGCAACGGGGACAGTATTGGATATAAATAACCTTGGAAGTGGAAAGGGCATAGACATACGGAATAACGCTACGTCGTACTTCTCTGTGACCACCGCTGCTACGACTATTGGAGCGTTGAATGGAGTATTGAAAGGTACCACAGGCGTTGTTTCAGGCGGTGCTACCTTGACTGACGTTGGAACTCCCACGGCTGACTTCTCGATGGGTACTCACAAACTCACAAGCGTTACCGATCCGACTTTGGCCCAGGATGCGGCTACCAAGAATTATGTTGATTCCGTGGCCGCCGGACTTGATGCCAAAGCTTCTTGCGTTGTAGCTACCACGGCCAATATCGCTCTATCCGGTACGCAAACAATAGACGGCGTGGCTCTCATAGCAGGCGATAGGGTACTTGTAAAGAACCAGACTGCCGCAGAGACCAATGGCATTTACACAGTGAACGCAAGCACTTGGCCTCGTGCCACGGACGCCGATACCGATGCTGAAGTCACGTCGGGAATGTTTGCTTTCATCACTTCCGGCACGATGAATGCCAATACCGGCTGGGTGCTTTCGACGTCGGGGGCGATCGTCGTAGGGACGACGCCTCTTTCATTCACGCAGTTCTCGGCCATCGCTTCTATAAATGCAGGCAATGGCATCGTGAAAAACGGCAGCGATATACATTTTGCCCAATTGGCCGCCTATACCACTGGTCGGATTCCTTTTGCTTCTTCGACTTCTGCCATCGGATTTCATGCAAGTTTGGCCTGGGATACGAGTAACCACCAACTTCTAATCGGACCTGGCATTACTCTTGATTCGGTGACCTCTAATGCCGAGATAGTCGGTAGACTGACGGTCGGTTCGATAACCATGAATACCTCGACGGTTAGTACCATAGCCGTATTTGATGCTTTTAATTCTTTGGAGAGCCTGACCAATGGTACGGGAGTGCTCACGAATAATGGCAGTGGCGGATTGACCTGGACAACGCCTGCCACGGGTGATGTTCATGGAGCAGCATTTTCGACAGACAACGCACTAGTCAGATTCGATTCTACTACCGGTAAACTAATTCAGAACAGTACGGTCATCATGGATGACATCGGCAATCTGACATTACCTTCAAATATAACTATCGCGGGAGGCACGATTATTAACACCGTAACCTACGGCTGGCCCAATGCTCAAGGGGCCGATGGGGCGATATTGACCAATGACAGCAATGGCAATCTGTCATGGGCTACGGACCTTACTACGGGCATGACCATCGGCGGAGCGTCCATATACCGCGGAGCGGGTTCTGACGTTCTTGTAACCGACGGCGGAACCGGCGCTTCGACCAATACCGCTGGATTCAACAATCTCTCTCCCGCGACCACCCAAGGAGACATGATCTACCATAATGGCACTAACAACGTCAGACTGGCCAAGGGCACGGCATTGCAGATGTTGCGCATGAATAGCGCGACGACTGCACCAGAATGGTTTACGGGTTCTAATAGGAATCTGGTCAGCTTGGCCTCGGACGTATTATTAACTTCTGTGTCTTTCGCTAATATAACCGGTATGTCTTTCCCGGTTACAAGCGGAGTCAATTACCGATTCTACGCCATCATCTGTTACACGGCGTCCGTGGCGACGTGCGGCATCAGAGTTTCCTTGACCGCTCCAACGACAACTCTTCTTGCATACAAGACATCTACCGGACTTTCATCAACGGGTAGTACCGACACGAGCTGGGATAACTACCAATCCACCACCGATTCCGGCACCGTGTCGTCGAGCTCGGTTACTACATCTCAAGGGAATCTAGTCATACTCGAAGGCTTTATCAGGCCTTCGGCATCAGGCACGGTCCAACTTAGGGCAGCTATAGAAACTGCTACCGGTTCTCCAGTTTTGACCGTAAAAAAAGATAGCAGTTTGGAGTGGTGGTAATATAATCACATGAGCAATTCAGCTTTTGCAAGAGCCGCCTTACAAACCCTCGCCGCCACGGGAGCGGTGAACGGCGTCAATACTTCTTTCACTTTCACTTCTCAACCGACATTCGTCATTTCCGATGGCATCATGCTAAGTCCAACCAACTACAATGCGTCTGTCAATTGGGCATGGTCAGGGTCTACGGCCACGATGACGATTCCGCCACAGAGTAGTATAATGGGGTTACTGTGAAGAAAAATATCCTCATTGTAATTTTGGCCGTGCTTCTGGCATTTCCCGTGATTGCTTTGTCGGTGCCTGTATCGGTTCCAAGTTCTCCGAGTGCTGGATACATGCTTGTCTCGACGACCACTGGTAATTACATCTCCACCACCACTTCTCCTATCCATGCCGACTACTACTTCGCCACTTCGACCATGGCTTCCCAATTGCCGTACGCTTCCTCTACCGCCCATACATTATCCGGCTCCTTATTCGACCGGCTTTCATTGCCCGGTACCGCTGGACAGCTTCTTGAATCCACGGCCTCGGGCATCCAATGGGCGGCCTCGACCACCTTTGCCTCTCCGCTTTCATATTCCGCCGGCCAAGTCTCTTGTCCGACGTGTAGTACGGGCCTTACCGGAGGATCGCCGAATACCTTGACCTACTGGACTTCCACAAGCGCGGTTTCCGCCACATCCTCTCCGACGGTCGGTAATGTCTATGCGACCACGACCACGGCCACTTCCACTTTCCTGGGGGGAGTAACGATAGGCAATCCCACTACGGGATTCAATGTCACTCCCAACGGCTCTACAACTATTGGTGCATCAACTGGCGTAGGAGTTCTTGAGGTGCAGGGTATAGATTCTCTCTCAACCAATGGCCGTTTAACGCAATTGGGTGTCTATAACACGGGCACGCAATTGGTCGATAGGGGCGGTGTCATTGCTTTGGGAGGTATATCGGGATCGGCTATAACCTCTTTCGCAGCGATCGCCGGAAGAAAGGAGAATGCCACCGGCGGCAATACCCAAGGATATTTAGCATTTTTCACTCGCCCGCCTTCAGGGGCGATGACCACGGAGTCGATGAGGATATCTTCGATAAGAAACGTGGGTATTGGTACGACGACCCCCGTTTGGCCTCTTCAAGTGGCGTCTTCGTCGGGTCCGCAACTCACGCTCTCGGATGGCGGCATCACACACTGGAGCTTCCGATCGTCTTCCGACGGTTTTCTCTACATTGCCACTTCTTCTCCGATCAATCTTAATCCCATGCCGGCGACTTCGACGCAGGCGGTCGTCCAAATCGACAAGAATGGCAAGGTGGGCATCGGCACTACCACGCCCGCCGGAGTCCTCTCGGTCAAAGGCACAGGCTTCTGGTCGGGGCTTACATCTTCGGGGGCAACGCAATCGGCCTCCATCTGCCTTTCAGTGTCGAATGAGCTCATCGCCGACTCGGGCGTCTGCATCGTATCATCGGAAAGGTTCAAGGATAATATCTCCAAACTCTCGCCTAGTTTGGAAGAAGTGCTTAAGCTTAATCCAGTGTCGTTTACGTATAAGAAAACGGGCAATCCGTTATTCGACGGCCGTGGAGAGCAGGTCGGTCTCATCGCCGAGCAAGTGGAGAAAATCGACCCGCGGCTGGTCGAATACGGGGCCGACGGCAAGCCTTACAGCGTCCGCTACGAGAATCTGTCCGCCGTCTTGATCAAGGCTCTCCAAGAGCAGCAACAGGAGATCGACGGATTGAAGGGGGAAATTAAAGGATTAAGAGCGATCATATATCCATGAAAAAAATCAGCACCGACCAGCTTAAGGCCCTGCAAAACGACATCTATCGTTTGAATCCTCCAGTTCAAGTCTGGGAGGCGATGGTCAAGTTCTTCGATTCTCTGCCAGATGCCGATGAGAACAAGTAGCCTACTTTGGCTCACATTCCTAGTGTTTCTCATAATCTTTGGCGTGCTGGGACTTGTGGCCGAGATAATACATATTCTATGACATGGAAAGACGCAACCAAAAGTCAGAGGACATGCCCGACATCCCCACCAACATCTCTTTCATTTGGAAGGAGCTCAACCAGTTCTCCGTGGTCATCGAGAAATTGGGAAACAAGATGGACGCCGGCTTCAATGACCTTAGGGGCTTCTACATCAACCGAAACGAATTCGACATGTACAAGAAGTCGGTGGATGACTTGGCCGAGCATGTCAAAGACAAAGAAAAGGAAATACCTCTTACAACCAAGATCGTCTACGGAGCCGTCACCCTCATCATCGTGGCCTTCATGGGCTTCCTTATAAATCTAGCGTTTAATAAATGAACCCTCAAACTCCCACAGTCACGCCCGAACCCGTTACGGTCTATCCCAAGCTCCGTTTGTATTTCCCGGTGAAACCGTGGTTCGTAAACCAGAAGTTCGGGGAGGTCGCCAATCTTCAATATTACAAGGATAACGGTTTGACCATCATCGGCCATAACGGCATAGATGCACAGGCCAAGCACGGACAGCCCATATACGCCTCACATGATGGCGTCTGCTACCCAGAGATAGATGACAAGGCCGGCAATGGCGTGGTCATTATGACAAAAGAGATGTTCGACTACGACGGTAAACCCGTGTATTTCAAAACGATCTACTGGCATCTCATACAAGACGATGCGGTCGTAAAGACAGGTCAGATAGTCCGGGCCGGTGATCTGATAGGCTATGCCGACTCGACCGGGCTGTCCACGGGGGATCACCTTCACCTCGGATGCAAGCCTGTCTTACCCAACGAAGCAGCCGGGACGTGGTACAACGTCCTTCAGACTAACGGCTATTTCGGGGCCATCGATCCTCAACCTTACTTCAATGGTTTATTCGCACAGGACATAAACGTCAATCTTTCAAAGCAGCCCTTGAAGCATACGTTCTACATCCACATGAAGCGTGGCGACGCCAATTCCGAGGTCTTGTGGCTTCAAAGGTGTTTGGCCTCAATCGGATTCTTCCCGGAGAACGTCATCCCGAATGGAATATATGGCCCGGTCACGCAGGGTGCGGTCTTTGCTTTCCAGAAGAAATATGCGACGTACAGCCTTTCAGCCTTTATGAATGTCTGGATCAATATGGGAACGAACGCCGGAGCCTTGACCCTGGCCGCCCTCAACAAAATCTTCTCGTGATATAATTAACAGGATTATCAGCTATCTTTTTAAGATGAAAACAATTTTTGCAAGTAAGACGTTCTGGCTCGCGGTGATACAGGCAATCGTAGGCGTATGGGCATTGGTTGCCGCCGATCCGGCGTATGATGCCGTAGCGTGGGTTGCCATCGTGAAGTCAGTCCTTGATGTCGGCCTGCGTTTCGCGACATCGAAGCCGGTTTCAATAGGGGGGCAATAAAAATGCGCTGTTTTTTAGGCGGCGCACGAAACATGAATCTGAACTAGGTATTCATCATACCTGATTCTCCCTTTTTGTCGACTTCATATTTTGACCAAAGTATTTTATAAATCTTTAGGCAATGCGGGCGGCAGAATACATGCCGCTTCCACACTCTCCAACGTCTCCACCAGTTCTTGCGGAATGGCTTATTGCAAAGATCGCAACAGTAGAACGTTTTGTCCATAGAAACCTCGTGGTATTATACCGAAAGAAAGGAGGACTTTACGAACAGAATCGTTGAAATTACCAGAACGCCTGCCAGAATCTCTATCCTCTTGGACAATGGCCGCCTCGTGAAAATCGAGCGTCTGACTCTGATAGACGGAGCACAGACTTCGTATCCTGCAAAGTCTGTCGGAAGCATCGAAGCCCGTTTCGCAGGCGGAATAATGATCTTGGTAGTGGTCTTCCTGCCGCCGTTCAAAACTTGGGAAATAGGCTACAGCCCGGACAAGCCACTGATTCAGGCGGTTGCACGGGACGCGATGTTACTTGTAAAGGAGGGAAAATGAAGGAAATCGTCTCTATCGCATACCTCACGGAAGCCAAACCCTATCCTTTTGCGAGGGTCGGACTGTCCAACCATCGGACGTGGCTCATTACAGGCCATGCGGTCATTTCCGACAGGATGGAACAGATACCCTCTGGGGTCATCAAGGAGGTGGTCATCACCAAGATGGACTCGAATTATTTGGTCACGCTCAATCTCTTGGGCGATATCGATTCTTACGATTTAGGCTATACGAAAGAGCAATTGTTGGCCGAACAAGTAGCCTCGGTCATAAACAAGCTCCTCTGGCCGCAACCTCTAATCGGGTAGCGGTCTTTTTAATAACAAAAACCGCCTACTGGCGGCTTCTGTGCTATAGCAGAGGTGATACTACCAAAGCGTTAAAATGGCTTTGGCGAGGATAACCCGTATCCACGGGCAGGGCAGATGAGCGACATCTGCGTTTTCATTATACAACATCTTAGTCTTTCTTCTTCATGGTCTTTTAAATCTTATTTGGATTGCCTTGCCATTTCTTTCCTTAATCAGTCTGAAATCCAAAAGATGGACAACTCGGCATTTGCAACAGCGATGGCGGTAATTCTTCCTAATGGGGCTGAACCATTTATTTTCCTCGATGTCATCGTATCTCATCTTGTGTCATTTTTATCTTGTAATCTTTAACACATTTTTTTAGGTATTCTTTGGAATAATTGAGTATCTGTTCCTCGTTCCATTCTCTGTATTTCATCGCCTGATACGCCATGAAGCCCGTAACTTCAAGCCAATAACCGAAATCCGCCCACGGGTCTTTATCGTTCGGCACGACTCTGACCTCGGCAGGTTCAGTCGTCAAATCTATTTCAGCTTCAAGTTTTATCTTCTTCATGTTTTTGGCGGGGTCAATCAAGCGGGCTTCTCAAGCCGCCTATACCCAACCCGGAACTTCGATACTCTTTCCACGGAACTTTAATCTTATCTCCGTCATGCGTATGCTTTCCGAAATCGTCTTTTAATCCATACAGCGTCTCGGTAATATTCTGAATCCGCCTCTGCATTTCCGTGCAGACATCCTTCAGTCGCTCAATCTTCTCGTCCGCAGTCAGGTCTTTCCATTCCTTAAAATTGGGGGATGTCGGTCCACCTACATTTGATTCATTCATGGTATTATTAGGTAATATTTTACGGCCTTCTGCTAATATTTCTCTGGATTCTTTAGTCATATATTTTTCTCATTTCTACGCTGACCGCGATTAAAGGCCCTAGACATTCCTTACACATGGCTTCCTCGCCTTTTCTCACATCCTGTAAATGACCGCACTCGACACATTTCGAGAACATGACTGCTTCGTATTCTTTTTTACCAATGTTTTTCATATTTAAAAATAAATATATTCCCCAGGTTGGCCGCCATCTATCATCCTCGTCCGAATAGCAATCCTAGACGCTTCCGATATTTTCTGACTCAATTTAGCCTGATTGGCGTAGTCGAACATAGCGACAATGGTCATTAAATTGTCTCCGACATTCTCGAAATCTTTAATCCTAAGTTTTTCTTCGAGATAAAGTAAATCTCCTCTGGTCATTTCCACTCCTGGTTGTTCAAGTCCAGCTATTTCCCTCCATAACTCTATGGCTTTGGCCTTCACTTCATTGAAGACTTCATCAACAGGAGGTGTGTAGTATATTCTAGTCATAGTGATTTCTTCAACCCTTGAAGGAAGGTGGCGAGTTTCTTTGCGTGTGTATTCCAACCGATATTTTCCCCTTGGTCGGTTAAGTGAGAAGGAAAATTGATATTCGACAAGTCTACATTTTTTATCACCTTATTCCACTTCTCCACCTCCTCCACCACCTCTCTCAATGCTTGGCGGAGGAAGTCTTGAATAGACGGTTCTGTAACTGGCGGCATACCATGATTTTGAGCCAGTATTTCAAGTGCATCAAGACGACCTAGATAGTTTTCATCAAACTGTTTCAGGATTTTCTGTATAGGGGTGGTCATTTGTTTTCTCGGCGCTTTATCCTGTCGTAATCGGCGGCCGTCGGTCTGTTGTCGGGATACTCTTTGCTTGCTCACGGGGGTTACAGAGACTGTTGCTAGGAAAAGTCCGACTAGCCTTTTCCAAAAAGATTTAATCTTAAACTCCATGACTGCTCCGCAATGCCGACAATGGGTAATCTGATATTCGGGTCGGTTACTGCTAATCCAACCTAGCGGGTCATGGGCGCATACTTCTATATTGGCGTCTGCTCCGTTCATAGTGGTGATGGGGCATCAATACTTTTCTCAAGGTCATACAAGAAGTCCCGTAGATGCCGTGAATAAATTCGTTGCGCCGCCTGAAAAGTATTTCCTGGTTCATAAAGATTTTCATCAAACTCGTTCCATTTGCCGATAACCTTCAAGAGGTCGTGGAGACTTCTCATAATGACGCTGTGGATGACGGATGTGGTCTCCTTGTAGGTGCAGGTGCAACCGACTCCGTATTTTTGCTCGCAGAAATTGGAATGAGGGAACATTCTCTTGGCGTCTCTGATTATTTCTATCATGTCATTGACCAGATGTTGGTTAGCTACATGGTCAATTTCCGACGGACTGGATTGGTATACATCAGTCATGTTTTTGCGGGGTAGATTTAATGTATAAATTCGGCGGGGGAGACGTATTGCATAAATCATCAAAGAACTTGTCAACGTTCCCGAAATCAGACAAATGACAAATGAAAAGTTTCCATTGGGTTCTCCATACAAACTCTTTCCATCCGAGATATTTTCCCAGGAACTGCCAAAAATAAGGGTCAAGCAAGACAGAGTTCTTTTCCAAAGTCTGTTCGAGATAAATCCTTATGCCATCTTCCTTGATATTCGGGTTGGCAATGAGAAAAGGAATCTTGTAGCCCGCTTTGGTTGCTTTTAATATGGCTTCTTTCATAGTTTTTTATCTACACTCGCCCTGCAATGAATAGTTCCAAGAACCTCTATCACGTCGTCAATCGCCAAGTTATATGCCTCAATCGGCTCCGACGAGAGAGACGATACTTTACCGCCCATAGGTATCTTCATCTTCTTTACAGTATCAGCCAATTCCATGAGGAAGGTATTGAGTGCAATCGCCGTTGATTTGTTTTTGAATGTGGTATTCATTTTAGATAAAGGATTTCCGTAATCTCGTTAGTTAAATCGGCGGATTCATTATTGACAGCTTCGACGGCAGATGCAATCCATATAATCGCCCTCTCAATCCTCGTAAACCTCGCCTCCAATTCTTCGGGAGTCATAGCGGATTTAGTTCTCTCGTTTGAGGGTATGTCCATACTATCTCTATAATTGGTTATCCTGCTTGGACCATCGTTGTATCTTATGTCGAGATATTTCTTCCCCATTTTTTTTGTGTTAGTTCTATATTGCTCTTGACTTCGTTGCCCCACACATCCCAACTTTTGCCCATTAAAGTATTTCTTCCACGGCGGGCAAAAATATCTATTCTCTCACCATCCAATACATCTAGCATTTGATAGAACTCATCTGGTTTGGCAGAATGGAATGGCGATTTGGTTGTAAAGCTAGTTCGGATAGTTGATCGTTTCGGGAACATCTCATGTTTGCCCCGCAAGCCGACTACAATGAACTCTGTCTGACGGGTAAAACCATAGAGAGCGATACCGTTTGTTTTGTCCCATGCCATTGTCAGGTGATATTTGAACCCCCAATTCTCTATAATATCTTTGGTCTCAAAAAGAAAACCACTTATCGTCCAACAAAATATTATACTTTTGTCATCTGCAATATTCTCAATATCAAGATTCTTAATATCCTCAATGCTCATCATCAGATACTCCATATTGACTTGATTTGGCCTAATACGTCTTTTCAGCTTTGAAATCGGCCACGGTGGGTCTATGACAATTATCTGGTACTTCTTCATTTCTGCGGACTTATTTATTTCGTTCTCTCGATCCCCGCGGTCAAACATATCCTCAAACTCTTTTGGGCTTGGTGAGGCGGTCATGTTTTATGCCCCTTTCCCTTCGAGGTCAGGAGTGATGGGGATGGTTTGGGTAGGAGTAGGCGTAGGTTTCGGCTCTACCGAGCTATTACGGGGCCAGACAAAGAAGGCGATCACGATTAAGACGATCACCACGAAAGCGGCGACGATACCGAGGATGCGATTGGGTTCATTCATGAAAGTTGGTTAAAAAGATACGCTGCTAATAGGATAAGCATATCAGATGCCACGACCTTCCAGCCGGCTAATGCGGCAAGTAAGAGGCCGCCCAGAGAGATGAGGCCGATTACTGTGTAGCCGATGAGTTTTGTTTCAGATGGTGTCATATATTTTGTTTCATTTTCTGATAAGAGTCGAGCATTCCTTCCACGATTTCATTTAAGTTGAATGCCAAATCAGGGTCCGAAAAATCTCCATGACTAGAATGCAGTTCGATATTCCGATACGAGACCGATCCCTCGTGGTCGTCTATGAGTTCTAGGCGGAGTTTCATATGAGTGTATTGAATAATTCCGGTAAATAAACTTTCTCGAATCCATCCTCATTCTCGGAGAGAATGTAGTGGCCCTCGTCGTCTTCTAGGACGTCTTTTGCACTGCGGCCGTGATCGTAAAGCCAATCGGTCAGGTTCTCAAAAATTATGTCGTTTTGTATTGTGCTCATATTTTGTTGTTAGCCAGTAATGTGGTAAGTATACACCTTGTGTATTCATTGTCAAGCATTGGGTGTGGATAACTATTTACGCTTCATCTTGGCCTTCAAATACTGATGCGGGCTGAAGTTTATCTTATGCATGGTCTGCTTCTTGATGACGTATTTCGTTTCCATCCGCCGGTTGGCGGGTGGCCGGCCGGTTAGGATCGGATGCATCTTCTTGTACGGAGTAACGGAAAAAGTCCCGAATCTTTCAATAAGGACTTCTCCCTTTTTCAGATGAAAGACGATCTCGTCGTAAATCATCTCCGGCAGTTTTATTTTATGTCTTTCGACGTTAGTCTGTCGCATAGTTCCGTGTATTCAATTAAGAGCTTTTGATAATGGTCGTAGGCTTTTACGATTTTATGTCGATCCTTTTCGAGCGCTTTCATGTACTCCTCGCCGTTTTCTCTCTGCATCCGCTTGTAGAAGTCCGCGCCCATACCGCCTCTCCAAAGATTGCAGGTGGCGCACTGGGGCCGAAGGATTCTTAGGTCGTACTTCAAGTAGGCCCCCAGACTTGCCTTCGACCATAAGTGTCCAGTCTGCCAATTTGTACCCGTCAAGTTCGAACTGCCGCAGGTAAAACACGAGTTGCCGTATCTTTTCCTGATTATCTGTTTGCAGAGTAGCCATAATTTTCTTTGAAGTCTTGATATGGACTGTTTAGATGATTTTCTCATTGAATTTAATCATGGCCTTTTTCTTTCTCTTGGATATATCTTTCCGGCAATGTTCGTATCCTAAAAAATAAGATTCGTTGTCCATTACTCCCTTACGGATTAAATCCTCGATTTTTCTAAAAATAAACGGAGAAGTGTCATCTCTTCCGAATCCGTCCATTTTCGGAGGTTTTATTTTTCGATAGAATAATTCTATGAAATATCTTAGTTTTTTGATGATGGTTTCCGCCGAAAGGAAGACCGTATGCAGACTGACGTCCGACGTTAGTTTGGTCGCTTTGGCCATCTCATCCCGGAGCAAAAGCGCAGTTTCTTTGATATCGTGTTCCTTCATCAGAATGGTATTCCGTCATAATCTGTGTCATCGGTAGGCGGCGGCATTTCCTCCGTCCCGACCTTTGATTCGACGTTAGAGCCGTTGGCTTTACGGCCTTTGATCACCCAGTTGAATCCCCTGTCATCCTCGACGATCTCCGCCTGGGGATGGGCTAAATAGGCGACTTTCTGCAATTTCCCCGAAACTGACTGGGTTATGAGCCACACTCGGACTTTCTTACCCACCCATTGCAAAGAATCTTCGCCGTAGGCGGTTATTAGGTTATTGATTGAGGTTTGGTTCAGCCCGAGGTTTCCCTCCTTTCCTAGCGCATTTTTGACAAGAAAGACGTTTTGCAGGCCGAATGTTCCCTGAACCTGCTTACCTTCATTACCGATAACCAGTATATCTCCGTCCTTAAAATCCTCTCCTTTCCGCAGAAATGATCCCACTGACACTTTTTTGGTGTATTTCATATGGTATTCTTTATTTTCTCTTGTAAGCGATAGATTGACAGAGCGGCTTTGAAGAATTTTCGGTTATCGGCATTCGATACCGAACGCTTTTCTTCCATTTTTCCGTCCTTCTTCAGATTTAAGATAATGTACCCCTCGACCTCCGGGTACAGTCCCATTTCACCTAAGCAGATATCATAGGATGCTATTTGAGCGAACGCTTCAGGGTATATGCCGGAGGACGTTTTGACATCCATTAGCCACACCTTTCCATCGATCTCCACAACCACATCGCACGTGCCGCCGACCCATAAATCGCGTGAATAGACTCTGATTTCCGATTGCAGTATCTTCTTGTCTTTAATCCATTCCCTGAAGTGCCCGAAGGCCTCCTTCATCTCTCCGTCCAAACTAGGCATTGTCCCTTCCTTACAATAGTTCTCTATGTGCTTATGCAGGATCGTACCCCAGTCCCCGGCTTTTTCCTTCTTCTTGCGGTGAGCAGACTTGGCTTCTTCCAAGGTAGTACGCTTGACTATGATCGTTTCCGGGCCAGAGGTCAGCGCATGGGAAATCACATACTCAACGGCCTGATTGGCGGCCCAGCCTATCAAAGCCGGCTTGGCAATCACTTGGAGCACCGTGGTGGTACCCGTCAGGGCCTTACCATCCAAGAAGTAGAGGTGCTTCGCTTCATCGAATACGAATGTTTCAGTCATGCATCCATGATAGCATATGGTGTTATATTGTCAAGCACTAGGTGTGAACACATGCCAGTTAAAACAGGCGGAGAAATTCTTGGCTTTATCACACTTCATCCGCAGATAATATAAGTTATCCACAGAATAGATCAGAATAGATCGAGAGGAAGTAAGCGACAGTTTCAAAAGAAACAACTGCGGAAAGCGCAAATTCCTTAAGGCCGCCCTTTTTTCTTTCGACATTTATCCTTTGCCAAAAGTATTCAACAAGGTCGCCGCGCTCGCTCCGTCTTGATTTAACGGGAACGACCTTGTAATCAGAAAATAATTGGGCGGTGGATTTTACCATTGTTTCGGTACGACTTCGTCATTATAGATACCAGCCAGATTTTCTTCCCGTCCTTCCCACAGAAGAAGAACATTTTTGGAGTCTAAAATATATCTGGCTGAAGAAATAGCCTCTCCTAAATCTGGTCGGGCTTTGGACTTTCCTCTCCTTATCCAGGAAATCGTATTCATGCTGTCGGTTGAGATTTCGTCATCTGTATCGCAGTACTTCTCCAAACAGAACTTAACTGCCAACAGTTCTGCTTCGTTATTGGTGAATCCTTTCTTCTTAACTTCAAAACGGATCAGGACTTTTCCTTCTTCGTCTGTGATGGTGAATCCTCCGCCTATTGGCGATGGATTCCTTTCCCTAGTGTAGCCGTCTACGTAGTATTTCATATAGTTTGATGAGAACGTGTCGGGTTATGTGCTTTGTGTTAAACCCACTACATCTTCAGAACTGACTGGTGGTATGCGACAACGAAGGAGCATACAGAGGGGGATTGACCTCTGTGGTTTCGGTTCTGTGGTATCCCTTGTCTCTGGTCAGAACGATAGCTACGTTTGTGCTCTCTCCATTCGCAAGCGATATGGGTGGACTCGCCCTAGTAGCTAGAGCTTTCACTCATCAACGTCAGCCGAGGTTTCCCCGCCATCGGCACGGTCAAAGTGGAGTTATACCCTGCGTTTTAACCCTACCAGCAGGCACTATCTCAAGTGAGGGGATGCGTTCAGTCGTAAACGACAAAACCGCCCACAAGGAGCGGCTTCATCGTGACGAGCGACATATTATTTCCACGACAGAAATCGTGGTTGTGCCACGATGGTATCATGATTCATTGTCGCGCGTCAATACCGACATGAGGATAAGTATAATCGGGCGCAAATAAATTGCAAGTGTGGATAACTTTTATGGTAGAATATCATCATTAGCAAGTAATTTAATCAAAATGATAATCAATATCACCGTGAATAACGACGATGGAACGAATACCGTTTTCGTACCGCAAGGAACCGTGTCTGAACCCCGCAAGATAACGGTCCCTTTGAATACGCCCATTATCCTCGTGGCCGAATAGGGAGTATAGTTAGGGAATGGAAGAAACTGATAATCAATCGCAAAACAGCACAGATCGCCCGTGGCTTTGGAAAAAAGGGCAAAGTGGAAATCCAAAAGGTCGGCCCAAAGGAAAAACAATGAAAGAATATGCCCGGGATTACTTATCTCACATGACCGAAGAAGAGCGTGAGGATTTTCTTCATGGATTACCTAAAGAGACGATATGGAAAATGTCGGAAGGAATGCCTCACCAAGACAGTCAATATGAAGTAAAAGGAAATATCCTCGTGGAAATCTCAAAAGAAATAGCCGAAAAAAACAATGTATCTGACACCGGCACAGTCGATCATAGCGCGTGATGTCCACCGATACCGCGTCATCAACTGCGGGAGACAATTCGGCAAGACAACTTTGGCCGTGGAGGAGATAAAGGGCGTGGCAATATCCAAACCCTCTAAAATCGTCTATATTGCTACAACAATCCAACAGGCGAGGGATATAGCATGGGGTATGCTGAAACACGAGCTACGGGGCATTTCTGTGCGTATACGCGAGTCTCCGGGCCATGAGATAGAAGTCAGGAACTTAAAAGGCTCTACTTCTCTGATTCAGATAAAAGGCTGGGAAGCCATCGAGACTCTTCGCGGACAGCAATTCGATTTCATTGTCCTTGACGAAGTAGCGAGCATGAGGAACTTCTGGCTCAATTGGCAGGAGGTCTTACTTCCCACATTGTCATTCCGTCAGGGCAGCGTGATGTTCATTTCCACGCCTAAGGGCTTCAATCATTTTTACGATCTCTACAACTTCGAGAGTAAAGACCCGGCCTTCAAATCTTTTCATTTTACTTCCTACGATAATCCCCATCTGAAAAAAGAAGAACTGGAAGAACACAGGTCTAAATCAACCGAGGACAGATTTGCCCAAGAATATCTGGCTGATTTCAGGAAGCAGCAAGGTTTGGTCTATCGGGAGTTTTCAAGAGATCGGCATGTCATTGACTCTCTGCCTCAAAGAGTCGATGAGTACATCGCCGGCATAGACTTCGGCTTCACCAATCCCACGGCGGTCATTCACATAAAAAGAGATGGCGATGATAACTATTTCGTAACGGAGGAATGGTATAAGACGGGAAGGACGGAAGAGCAGATAGCCGAATATGTGAAATCATGTAATTTCAACCGGGTATATCCCGATCCCGAAAGTCCTAGTGCCATAGAAGTTTTGAACAGAAAAAGCATAGCGGTCGTGGAAGTGGTGAAGAATAAGGATTCGGTGAAAAACGGAATCGATCGAGTTCGACAACTATTAAAAATGGGAAAGCTCCATGTCCATCGCTCTTGTATAAATCTCATTTCAGAATTCGAGACGTATACATATCCCGAAAAACGCCCCGACATGAATGAATATGAGAATCCGGTGAAGGAACACGATCACGCTCTCGATGCTTTAAGATACGCTCTCTCCACCAACAAGAACGATAATACACTCTCGACGGAAGAACGCGCCCAAAGATGGTTCGAGCAGAAAAGGAATCTCTCGGCTTCTTCGCGCTGATGTGGTAAAATAGATCCATGCATCATTTAGACTGCGAAGCTCCGCTCTGCCAAAGCGATCCAAATCAAAATTGGAAGCATGAAGTCTTGTGGTATCCGGGTGAAAGAGTTTGCCAAAAGGCCCCTTATCAGAAGTTTCAAAAGAAACAACAGTTTCAAAAGAAACAACTCGACATAAATTTCTGGGTAGCTCAGGGAAAGTTCAGAAAGACCGACATTCCGCTGACTGCTGATGCCCTTGAAAATCGCTCTATTTGAAACACCCGTTTTTTTCCACCCTTATTCTAAGCCATTAGTTTTTAATCCAAGAAGCTCATATAGCAAAGACGATGGACAGCACCACTTACAAAATCTACGAAGAACTGAAGGACATCAAATCCAATTATGAGGGCACATCGCTTGAAAAGGTTTCGGGACTGAAAAGAAGCCAGTATAAGGTGATAAAGATGTGCGAGTATTACAGCGATTCACGCTATTTGGGATCATACGCCAACAACAAGAAATCGGTGGGCGGCGGAAGCATAGACGTTCCCTTTTACAACATTGTGAATTATCGCGTGGCTCTGGCCAAAACCGCTACTGACTTGGATATAAAAGATATTCAGATCGTAGCCGACCACCCGGAGGACGAAGTGGCTTCGATGCTCCTTAATCGTGAAGCCTATGAATGGATGAAGGATTCTGAATTCTCTAAGACTTTAAATGATATGGGTCTGACCCGTCCCAAATACGGAGGTTATCTGGTGAAGAAGACCGAGGACAAGGATTTGAAGATTGAAGTCGTCAGGTGGACAAATGTCTGGACGGATCAGAATGACATCATGGCTGGGCCATTTGTGGAATGCCATCATCTTTCGCCGGTTACGATTAAGAAGAAAGAAGGAATCTGGTACGACGTGGATGATCTTCTTCGTGTATGGAAAAAGATGAAGGCCGCCGACCGCCCGACTGCCATAGATGTCTATGAGATCACCGGAGAATTCCCTATTTCCATCTACAAAGACGCCGAAGGAAAGAACTATACCGATAAGGACGAATACACCTATTCCCTGCAAAGATATTTCTGCGCCAATCTCGATGGACAGTATCATTTGCTCTACGCCGAAGAATTGTCGGGAGAATTGGATGACTACTACGAATATCTTGGCTGGGAGGACAACGGCTATGGACTTGGCAGAGGCGTGATTGAAGATAGCGAAGAAGCGCAAGTGTGGACCAACGATTCTGTAATAAACGAGATGATCGCTATGACTTTGGCAGGCAGGGTGGGAATAAAGACGACCTCAAAAAAACTGGGCAATAACATCTTGGAACACGACCACGGAAAGATTTATGAATTAGATGAGGGAAAAGATATGAACTCTTTCTCTTTCGCTCCTGGGGCTTTGGGCCAATATCAGAATCAGATTGAGAAGTGGCGTACACAGGCGGACAATGTTACTTCATCATTCAATTCAATTACCGGCGAGCAGCCTCCTTCCGGCACTCCCTATTCTCAAACTGCATTACTGAATCAAGTGGCCTCAAAACCATTTGACTACAAGCGCGAAGAATGGGGCATACATCTGACTAAGATATTCGATAAGTGGATCATTCCCTATTTGATAAAGAAGATAAAGAAAGAGCATATCCTGGTATCAAATTTCAGCGATACCGAACTTGAAGCCATAGATGAAGCGTTTTCCAATAAGAACGTCAATCAGGGATTGTTGAAGATGGTCCTCGCCGGCGAAGACCCCACTCCCGAACTGCAATCGGGCATGAAGGACATGTACAAGCAACACATTAAGAAGCAAGGCAAGAAAAGATTCCTGAACGTGCCTGATGGATTCTTTACTGACATCGAAGCCAAAGTGACGGTTGTGACGACGGGCGAGCAGAAGAACAAGGCGGTCATCTTGCAATCGCTCTCTGAACTGATGAAGACCGTCATCGGCTCGATGAATCCGGCCACAGGGAAGTTCGGAGTCTTGGAAGACCCGACCTTGAATAAAATCTTCAAGGAGATTTTGGAGATAGCGGGATCAGGTATAAGTCCCATATCCATTCCCACTCCCACTGGTCAAGTCCCGCAGGCGCCACAGACTCCGCAAGCGCCGGCTCCGGCTCCGGCTTCTGGTGGCGTGTCGATGCCGATGTCTCCTGCTTTGGCATGAATTCTAACCTCAAACACTTTTACGATAATGTCCCAGAGAGGGAGGCGGTCAAAACTTTCCTCATCGAGACATTGCAGGAAATGGCCATCAAGCGCGTTTTCGACAAGCAGACTGTGGCAGGAATATATGAGGCTAATAAGGCGATCGAGAGATGTTTCGACCGATTGGAGGAATTATACGGCGCGACTCCACCGCCAGTAAATATAAATTCAAGATAATGCCATATAAAAGTTCAGCTCAAAGAAAATTCTTCCATACGGCGACTGCCCGTAAAAAAGGCATTAAGGCCGCTGTTGTCGATGAATTCGATTCTGCCAGCAAAGGCATGAAATTGCCCGCCAAGAAAGGCTTGCCTGCCGGTTTAGCGAAATACCAGGCGAATAAGAAGAAGGCGGCTTTCCATGCATCCCGTGGAAAAATCAAATTGTGATATACTTTTACCAACCGGAGCCTGACCGAGAAAACAGGTTTAACTGTTCACATCTACATGCAACAAGATGATACCGGCGAGAACCAAGCCGAGCAAAAAGAAGTTCAACCGGAAACCCCGGAGCAGCCCGCCGAGGAATCGCAGGGCGAGACCAAAGAGGAAACTGCTGAAGACAAGTTAGCAAAAGCTGAAGCCGAGGCCGCCAAATGGCGACGGCTGTTCGAGAAGGCGTCAAAGCCTTCAAAGGTCGAGGCACCGAGCCTCGCTTCAACAGCGCCTGTTGAGGAGACCGTCTTACTGGCACAGGGCATGAGCGAAGAACTCTTGACAGAGTTGAAAGCCGTAGCCCAAGTCCGTAAAACTACACTCATCAAAGCGCAGAGCGATCCCATATTCGTCTCCATCAAGGAAAAGTATGAAAAGGATGCGCAGACGAAGAACGCCAGCTTGCCGGCCTCCCGGGGTTCGGGTCAGATGAAAGCCCAAAAGACTTTCACCTCACCTGGCTTAACGCGAGAGGAACACCGGAAGATGGTCATGGAATCTAATATATAAAATAATATGGCAGTTTTAACAGGTACGTTTCCCCTTGCGACGGCGACCAATACGAGTTTGGACTCGTGGATTCCGTTAACTTAAATCAGCGGAATTAAAATCTCACTTAATTAATGGCGAAAATCCGACAGGACAACGCTCAACAACCTTGAAAATACATGCGTGTTATGATACCCTAATTGGGTATGAAAATAACACCACAATATATAGCTGGATTTATTGACGGAGAAGGTTATTTTGGAATTGTGAAGAAGAACGACACGAGATTTGGGATGGATTATTATTATGTTCCGGTATTAAAAATCTCCCAAGTGACTCAACATCGTGCAGTTCTTGACGCAATAAAAAAATATTTAGGATATGGAATATTCTGGGAAGGAAAAAACACGAGTACGTCTAATGGCAAGCGGGTCTCCTCATTAGAGTTTCGTGGTATGAAACGAGTATTCCCGATAGTCAAAAAATTATATCCGTATCTTATAGTCAAAAAACCGCAAGCTGAAATCTTATTAGAGTATTCAAAATTACCAGTCTACACCTATAACAAAAGAGGTGAAGCAAAAATGATAGAACTGGATAGACAACGAACAATTTTGTATAAAAAAATAAGGGCATGTAATCATCGAGGAGTTGCAGAGACTAAATAGAGAGAACCCGAAAGGGTATGCAATAGTCCGACCTACGACAATAAATAAAATCGTAGACCGAGCAGAAATGCCTCGGCGCTCCATATGGAGTAGTAACAAAAAGTGATCTGGGGAGAGAAAGTGAATGAGTTCTATCGTAATAAACTGGTAGCCGCACCGTTCTTCACTGACCGGTCGGATGAAGTCAGTGGCGGCGGTGATACTTTGTACACGCCGAACACCACGGAGTTCACCGCGAGCGCAAAGGCGACCGGTGTAGCCGTGACCTTGAATAGCAATAGCGACACCAAGCAGACCTTGAATATCAATAGTTGGTTTGAGGCGTCGTTCGGGATCGAAGACGCCGAAGCCGCGCAAGTGAAAAGGTCTTACTCGTTGATGGAGAGATACTCGAAGAACGTGGCTTACGCCATCGCCAAGAAGTTGGATACGGCTATCGTTACGTTATTCGCGACTTTCACCAATGCTGTTGGTTCTTCATTGAACACTTTGGGAGATTCGGATATTCGCGCGGCCTTCGCCTATTTGGAGACGGCCGGCGCGGATGTCATGGAGTCGGCATGGTTTGTTTCGCCGAACGTAAACATAAATGCGTCATCCATTGGCGACAATGGAAAGAAAACGATTGAAATTGCGGGGAACACCCTTTGGGTCAATCCGCAGCCAAGCCCCTATTGGGGAAGGTTCAGAGACTATAATAATCGCATCTCAATTGAGATGAAGGGATAGTCCAAACTATGCGGTAACGCATAGAGTAAGGCAGAAATGACCTTACCGCCTTGAAAATTAGAGTTGTTTGTACTATACTTATAGTATGAACAAAAAGAGACTAGAAGAGTTCCGTGGATTCTTTTATGCGGATGGTTCTGTGACACTTCATAAACGACGGGCAAAAGGCCGTTACGTGAAGGTTGACGGGACGAAAGTAGATCATTATCGAAATCTTTATACAGTCCGGATCCATGTCGGGCAAAGGATTGATAATCTTCCGCTTTTGAAAGAGTTTCAAAAAGAATACGGCGGATATGTATATCTCATGCGACCAACGGCGACAAAGTTCTCTAGGAACATGTCTGCTCAATGGTCAGTTCAATCTCTCGTAGGATGTTACGTGCTTTTGAAATCGCTTCTTCAAACCCAGTTTACATATAGGGGCATGGATGCGGTCAGGGCATGTTATGAATACTGCGATTGGAAATTGAAACGCGGGGTACAGGTAAAACTTACTCCGAAAGACAGAGAGTATGTAGATAGTTTAATCGCGAGATTAAAAAAAGCTCATGAGTTTTCTCTAAAATATCAAGGTCAGCAAGCAATAGATTGATTTTGGAAGCAGATACAGGGTATCGATAAGTTCAGCTTGGCGGTCAATTCGCCGGTGAATGACCCGACAGCTAAGATGCCGGATGGGCACTTGTATGGACGTCCGATCTATGTGACGAATCAGATCATCACGGCCAACGTGGCTTCGGGCGGAGTGGCAAATGCCCTCGCCGTGCCCGATGCGATCCATTGGGCTACTTCACCGTTGGGTGCGGGAGGTTCAAAGGCACCGGCAATGGTCGGGTCACAGGGCATTCGCGTTCAGTCCAATTACATTCCCGAATATTTGACAACGGTAACGACGGCGGATATCTTGTACGGGTCTGTATTGAATAGGGCGACGGGTGGCGTGTGGGTAAAGACATCGGCTTGATTGTGTAAATGTATTTGGTACAATCCGATATCATATGGGCTTAGGTCCATAGGATTGTTAGGGAAGAGACCTCAAAGCTTTCTTCCCTAGCTTTGAGAGCAATCTATGGAAAAACAAAATAATCCAAAAGTCGTCGTCTCGCCTCATCCGGTGAAAGAGAGGATCATGCTGGATGTAAACGGGAATGAAATCGACCCGAAAACAAAAAAAATCGTGCGACGCGCCGAGGAGATAAAATGAAGGTCTATTATGTGACGTCGAATAATTGGGGAGCCTATGTTGTTAGATGCTTATTGCCCTTGGTAGCTAACGGTTGGGATGGCGATTCGGTTTCTCTCATTCCTTTCAAGAAAACTCCTGAAGACAAATTTCGGGCGGCCAATGATGCGGATATCGTTGTGATTCATCGACCGTCAGACAAAACGAGATTGGAGCTCGTGCGCCTTCTCAAGCAAAAAGGCAAGAAGATCGTGGTGGATAACGATGATACTTTCAAAGACCACCAGTCCGTAAAGCTGAACGAATACTTTGACAAAGAAAGGGTCAGGAGAGGACTAGAAAATGTGAACATGATATTCGATGCCTGCCTCATCGAAGCCGACCTTGTTACCACCACAACAGAATTCTTGGCCGAGGAATATAGAAAACTGAATAAGAATGTCGTTGTCCTGCCAAACTGTGTTGATCCCTTCTACTTCGATGAACCTCTCCGAAATGAAACTGATATTGTGAGAATTGGTATTACGGGTTCCATCACCAATACCGGAGATTTGGATGTGGCTGCTCCTATAATCAGACACTATGAGAAAGACAAGAGAGTGAAGATAGTCTTCTTCGGTCTTCCATCAAACAGAAAAGACAATCCCCGGACCGAAGCCATATACCGTGATGAGTATGCTTTTCTCGATTCAGTTGATGTTGAATGGCATCCGGCCGTTGACGCCGACAAATGGTACGACAAGATAAACGAATTGAGACTGGACATCATGCTCATACCGAGGGAGGACAACTATTTCAATAGGTGTAAATCAAATCTTAAATTCTTGGAAGCCAGCATGTTTGAAATTCCTTGTATATGTTCTGCCTTTGCCGATGAGAAATCTCCTTACCAGGCCAATCCCCTCGACAGAGAGAATCTGGTTTTAGTCTATGACAATTCCAAGTGGATAGAGGAGATTGAAAAGCTGATTGCCGACAAAGAAGGGAGAAGGGCTTTAGGAAAAAAAGCGCACGAATATGTTCTCACGAATTACAATATCGACGACAAAGCGCATTTGTGGGAAGAAGCGTATCGAAAGATACTATGATCCATCCTGATCGCATCTTCGGCAGAATCGGCAACCGTATGTGGCAAGGCGCTTTCTTATATTCCTATTCGAAAGACCACGATACAGATTTCTACTTCCAAGACCCCTACTACTTCAAAGACCACGAGGAAGCCGTCAGGACTTTATACTCGTCTGATATTCCTTCTCCGATAGACGCCGTGGCTATACATGTGAGGCGCGGCGATTATGTGAATAACCCTTTCTATGTCGATTTGATGAAGACTGACTATTATAAAAAAGCCATGAAGCATTTTTCTCCGAAAGAGAAGTTCATCGTTTTTTCCGACGACATCGTCTGGTGCGAACTTCAACCGATATTCAAGGGTTGTGAGTTTTCCTATGAAGATGAGATAGACGACATGAATAAAATGGCCGCTTGCAAAGCCCATATCATTTCGAATTCTAGCTTTGGATTTTGGTCAGCATGGCTCTCACCGGAATATCCGCATAACAAAGTGATCGCGCCAAAGAATTATTATGCCGATGGCATCGAAAGAACTGTCCTGCCGGAGCATTGGATAAAAATTTAATTATGAAAACCTGCTGTCATTGCAAAAAGATAGGAAATGATTTTATGGTCAGGACAACTACCAAATCTGGTATTTATTATATTTGTCATGATTGCCAGAATGATAAGACTATAAAATATATGAGAACTGAACGAGGTAGAAGGAATGCAAGTTTGAATACAAAAAGGATGGTAAAAAAATATCATGATAAAAATCTATCAAGACAAAAATTACAATATGCTGTGAGAGTTGGAAGTCTTTTAAGACCGAAAAGATGTGACCAATGTAAAAAAATTGGAAAGATAGGAGCACATCATAGGGATTATAAACAACCTTTGGATGTTATGTGGCTTTGTCCTAGATGTCATAGCTTGATGCATAGGCAATTAAAAATATGATAATCCTTCAACCGAAAATTTCCGTGGCGATTCCTATCCATTCCATGAACCGAGCCGATTACTTTCTCAATCGGGTTTTGGAATCTATCGTTGACCAAACATATCAGGATTTTGAAGTGGTCATTACGGACAATTCCAATGATGACATTTTAGAGAGGATCGTAAGGACATATGCTATGCCCATTGTCTACCATCGCAATCCCATAAAGGGCATGGCGCAAAATACCAACGAAGCGATAAAACGCTCTGTGGGGCGCTTGATCAAGATACTGTACATGGATGACCTTTTCGCCCATAAGGACGCCTTAAAAGACATTGTAGAGCATTTTAAAGGCCATTGGCTTATAACTGCGACCGATAACAACCGCCATCCGCGTTATACGAGCAATATTCACACGGGAAACAATCATCTGGGCAGTCCTTCGGCCTTGACGATCTTGAATGAAAAACCTCTCATGTTTGACGAGAAGCTGACATGGCTCCTCGATTGCGCGTATTATCGGGAGATGTACGACAAATACGGCGCACCAGTTATCTTGAAGAAAGTCAATGTCATGATTGGAACCCACCCCGGCCAGATGACTCACTTGATTTCCGATGAAAGGAAAAAATGGGAAGAAGATTATCTTAAAGAAAAATATGACTAGGGTTTTATTAACAGGCGCATCGGGTTTTTTCGGTTCGCATCTTCTGCGGCATCTTCTTGCCAAGACCGATTGGCAGTTTGTTTGCATAGCTTCATGGAAATATAAGGGTACTCCTGAAAGGATCGAGAACGCTTTGAAGGACATGGACAAGAGCCGAGTGGAAGTCATTACCCACGATCTTGTTTCTCCTTTAACGTCGATGACGAAAAAGCGCTTGGGGAAAATAGACGATATCCTGAACATTGCGTCAAATTCCCATGTCGAGCGCTCGATTGACGAACCCGGAGAATTTATCATGGGCAATACGGCTTTGGCTTTCAACATGCTCGAACTGGCAAGGGAATTGAAACCGGAACTCTTTTTGCAGTTTTCTACTGATGAGGTTTATGGCCCGGCGCCAATCGGTACCGATTTCAAAGAGTGGTCGCCCATTGTTCCTTCCAATCCCTATTCCGCGTCAAAAGCGTGTCAGGAAGCTATTGCCATATCGTATTGGAGAACCTATGGCGTGCCGGTCATCATCACTAATACCATGAATCTTTTCGGGGAAACTCAAGACCCTGAAAAATATATCGCCCGTCTCATAAAGAAGATTTACAACGGAGAAAAGGTGACGGTTCACGGCAGAGAAGGACAAATCGGCTCGCGTTATTATCTCCATGCTAGGAACGCCGCCGACGCTGTTCTGTATCTTTTGGATGAAGGGCCGCCATCGCACTATGCCGAAGGCGTTTGCGATAGGCCGGACCGTTTCAATATCGTCGGAGATGTGGAAGTGGATAACCTCGAATTGGCTAAATTGGTGGCCGATATGCTTGACAAGGAATTGGATTATGAGCTTGTCGATTTCCATTCTGCCAGGCCGGGGCATGATAGGCGGTATGCGCTCGATGGTACAAAGCTGAAGGCACTCGGTTGGATTGCGCCGGTTGAGTTCGAACCTTCGCTTAAAAAAACGATTGAGTGGACTCTTAAAAATCCTCAATGGCTCTGAAGTATTTAAAATACGGCGGAACTCTGACCAATGCCAAAGAGCGCCGCGCCATTATCAAGTCCGTTTATGAATGCTTATCGACCGGCCAATGGCAAGCCGGTAAACAAGCTAAACTATTCGAAGATGAACTGGCACAATATATTGGTACACGATTTTGTTGTCTCGCTAATTCCGGCAGCTCTGCTGGCTTACTCGCTCTTTGTTCGTTGGAATTACCGAAAGGGTCTGAAGTTATCATATCGGCTTGCACTTTCCCTACAATTTTTAACATTATCCTTAATTGCGGTCTGGTCCCTGTGGTCGTCGATGCCAAAATAGGGACGTATAATCTTGATGTAGATGAAGTCGAAAGGGCTATCGGTCCGAAGACCAAAGCGATTATAGCCATTCACATCCTGGGAAATCCCGTGGACATGGTGCGTTTAATGAAAGTAGCCAAAAAACATGATCTATATGTTATTGAAGATTGTTGTCTGGCCGAGGGGACTCTAGTCAAAACATCTAAAGGCAATCTTGCTATACAAGATATAAAAGTTGGTGATGAAGTTCTTACTCGTAAAGGTTATAGGAAAGTATTGAGGACAATGTATAAGGGTGAAAAAGAAGTCATAACACGACTTGGAATTACAGCTACGCCGGATCATCTTTTTATAACTTCCGGCGGCGTCAAAAGGTTTGATTCTTTGAATCCATCTGATATACTATACAAATGGAACGAGAGACTATCGTCTATAGAGGAAAAAAGTACAACAGATTGCCAAAATCTCCAAGACGGCAAGCACGAGTCTATTATTGGAGGCACAGTTCCTATGAATCGCCTTTTCCGCTTCATAGACAGATTTGGATTGACAACAATGGGAAAATCCCTAAAGGAATGGTTGTTCATCATAAAGACGAAAATCCTCTCAATAACCGATTGGATAATTTGGAACTTATGTCAAGAAGCGAACACGCCAGTTTACATACTTCACAGCCAAAACATATTAGAATCGTCCTCAAAAATCTCAAATTGGCAAGAGAGGGTGCAAAAAAATGGCATGGCTCACCGGAGGGCAGAGCTTGGCACAGCAAGCATGGTCGGGAAGTCTGGGCCAATAGAAAGAAAAAAGGTTTGGGATCTAGAAATTGAGGAAGAACATGAATTTT